CGGGCGTGCGCATCAGCGCAGCGCAAGCGATGCAATGGCCGCGCGGAGGCGTGCGCGCTCCGTACGGATACTACGTGGGCACGTTCTACGGGTACTACAAGGTGGACGAGATTCCCGTGGTGCTGAAACGTGCGCAGGCCGAACTCGCGGGCTGGCTCTGCACGCGCACGGACGACCCGTTTGGGTTGAACCCCGTGGGCAATCTTGAGTCAGTCGGGGCGGGGCCGGTGTCCCTCAAGTTCCGTGATGTGGGCGGACCCGGACCGCAGTTCTTCGCTGACGTGGTTGAGCCAATCCTCGAGAGCGGCTATGCGGCGTTCAGCGGCACACGACTCGTACGCTAAGGGGGTGACCGAATGTCTCTAGACCTTGCGGCGCTGGTGCAAACGGCCATTCACGCCATCCCCGACGGCATCAAGGGCACGTGCACCATCACGCGCAAGAGTGCCCCGCAGCTAGACTACGTCAACGACGAGCGCGTGGGTGATGTGGACCAATCGTTCACTGCGCCGTTTGTAGCGGTGCCGATGAAAAAGAACGAGTACGACCGCAAGATTGGCTTGATTGACAAAGTTGATTTTACTCGTGAACTCTTGATTGCGGCCAAGGACTGCGCGTGGGACCCGTTGCCCGGAATGATGTGCACCGTGGCGGGAGTGGACTGGCGCATCGTGGGAGTCGAAACGCTGAACACGACGATGACGGTGCCGCAGATGTGGACCATTCAGTTGGGAGCCTAACGCAATGGCTACGCCGACCGAATTCGCGCAGCAGATGAAGGTGACCATTCCGCGCAAGATTGCGGACAAGGCGCAGCGCGTGTATCTCGACTCCATTCTGCAAGCCGACGCAATGCTGGCCAAGGACGTGAAGCACGGCGGACGAACTCCCGTGGACACGGGTTATATGCGCGCCACGCGCACAGGCAGCACGCTCGGCGTGCCGCCGGTTGACCCGCCAGAGCGTGCGAAGAATCTGGCTCAGAAGAAAGCGTGGGCCGGTAGCACGGGCGGCGCAGGCGTGATGGTCGCGGCCAAGAGCGCCGTGCAGCACTATCTGCCGATGACCATCGGATTCGTAGCGGTCTATGCCAAATATATGGAAGATCAATACGGGATGGTGAAGGGCGTGGTGATGGCGTGGCCGCGCATCGTACGAACTGCGATTAGCAACGCGCAGGGAGGTGCACAGTGACCACTACCTTGTCTGTCCGCGCGCAGGCGCTCACGGCGTTGCGCACGGTGCTGGCCGCTCTTGATGGCGTAGGCGAAGGGCAGCAATGGCCAATCCTTGCTCCGAATCGCGGACCGACGCACGGTTGGAAACCGCAGCCCACAGACTACTTCATTGAAGAGTACCCGCAGGGAGACGACTCGATTGACATTGCCACCAGCGGTGGTCTTGGCGGTCGTTGGCGTCAGGTGACGGGTATGTATCAGTGGAATCTTGCCTTTCCCGACGGGTCAGGCGTGAAAAACGCATTGGCGCTGGCAGACGCTATCGAGCACGCCTTCTTGACGACGGCGATGGCGCTGCCCGATGGAACGCCGGTGATTGTGTCGGAAGTGCGGACACAACCAATGCGACAGAACGACGTGGACCCGTGGGCACGTTTGCCCGTGGTCATCACGTACTACATCATCGTTCATCCCTAGCATAGCAGGAGCAACCCTATGCCGAATGCCATCAGCAACAAAGAACAAGTCGCGTACATCGCGGAAAGCTCGTGGGGGACGACTCCTGCCACGCCAACTGGCCGCATTGTGCGCTACAACAGCCTCACGGACACCGCGTCGTACAACACGACGAAGAGTGCGGAAATCACCAACTCGCGCGAAGTGGCGGACCTCATCTACACCAGCGCGGCGGGTGGGCTGCAAATCAACAGCGAACTGTCGTACGACACGCAGTTCGAGGACTGGATTGCTGCGCTGCTCGCCAGCACGTGGAGCACGAACGTCGTAAAGATTGGCACCACGCGCACGAGCTTCTCGTTCGAGCGCGCGTTCCCCGACATCACGCAGTATCAGAAGTATCTGGGCGCGGTGCCGACCAAGATGTCGTTCGGCATCAGCACCGGCAACGTCATCACGTGCAACACGACGTTCCAGAGCAAGTTCCCGACGATGTCCGGCACGACGGTCTGGAGCGGCACCACGGCGGCGGGCGTCAATACCGTGATGACGCCGCTCGACTCGATTCAAGTGATGCAGGAAGGTGGCGCGGGTTCGATGAGCGGCGTCACGGACTTCTCGATGGAGCTGACGAACAACGTGGTCTCGCTCGACCAGCTTTCGTCGGTGGACCCCGCTGACCTTGCGCTGGCCAACTTTGACGCGCAAGGCACGTTCTCGCTGTACTTCGCGGACTCCACGTACTACACGAAGTACGCGAACCGCACGGCCACGTCGCTCGCCTTCACGCTCGGCGGTGCGGCAGCGAAGAAATACGCTTTCTCGTTCGCGAAGGTGAAGCTCACGGCACTTGGCATTCCGAACCCCGGAATGAACAAGCCGCTGGTCCAGAAGTACTCGTGGGTCGCGTACAAGGACGCTACGGACACGACCATCAAGGTTACGCGCACGCCGTAAGGCGTGGTGTCGTTCACGCGCGTCGGTGCGGCCTAACCCCCCGCACCGGCGCATCACCCAATCACCAACGCAGGAGCAACGATGCAGAAAGGATTCAATTTGGCCGACCTCAACGTGGCAAAAGCCGATGTCGGCGTGCCAATGGCCGTGCTCAATCCCAAGACCAGCGAGCCGCTGGTGTTTGAGGATGAGCAGGGGTCGTTGCAGCCCGTGACCATCACGCTGCTCGGCGCAGAGTCGGGCGTGGTGCGGGCTGAACGGCGGGTGCAGGTCAACCGGCGGTTCCGGCGCGGGCTGGCGCAGGCCAGCAAAATCACGGCTGAGGAGACCGAGGCCGAGGCGCTGACGCTGCTGGTGAAGCAGACGGTGGCGTGGCAGGGCGTGGCGCTTGGGGACGACCTCCTCGAGTGCACCGAGGCCAACGTGCGACGCGTGTACACGGAGTTCCCGTGGATTCGCCAGCAAGTGGACACCTTCGTCAATGACATCAGCAACTACTTGGGAAACTGATTGCGTCCCTCCGGCGCTACGCACGGCACCAGTTTTCGCTGGACGCCGTGCCGGAGGGAGACAGTCGCACCATTCGCCAACACTTGCAGCGCGCAGCGCCGACCAGCGATGCTGCGCTGCAAGATTTGGTCGGTCCACCGCTGGATGCGCGCGTGGCGCATATCTGGTGGTACTGGTGCGAGCTGCATTCGCGCCGGTCGGCGGACGGGATGGGCGGATTCTCAGGGCTGTCCGAGGAGCGCGTGGTCGCGTACTGCGCGCTCAACGGCATTGCGTTGGACCCGGAAGAACTTGACGCGTTGTGGGCTGTTGAGTACGAGTACCGGCGGTACAAGTTCAAGTTGGATACGGACGATGGACTGAGTGAACCTGAAGGCGAGGACTAACCTATGGCCGGTGGCGCGGACCTCTATTCTGTAGCGCTGACGCTCGATGCGTCGGGGTTGGCGACGGGTGCCCGTGCAGCGGAGACCGCGCTGTCCGGCGTAGGCACGACTGCCCTCAAGACGGAAACGTCCATCAAGCAGTTGCACCACTCGATGGAAAGCATCAAGGAAACGGTGATGGAAGTAGCTCCGTTTCTGGCCGTGGGCGAGGCCATTCACAAGATTGTCGAGTGGTCGAGCGAATCGCAGAACAGTTTTGCGCAGTTGCAGGCCGTGATCAAGTCCACGGGGGGCGTAGCCAAGCTCACCGCTGAAGAACTGTCGGAGATGGCCGAGGGGCTGGCACACACCAGCACGTTCTCCCACGACAGCGTGATGGCGATGCAGAGCGTGCTGCTCACCTTTGACCGAATGGGTGGCGCGGTGGTGCCACGCGCATCCGCCGCCATCTTGGACTTCTCAACCCGTATGGGCATTGACTTGACCACCGCTGCGCGAATGGTGGGCAAGGCGCTGGATATGCCCGCCGAGGGACTGACCGCACTTGGGCGAGCCGGCGTCAAGTTTGACGAGTCGCAGAAGGCGATGCTGCAGAGCTTGGTGGACAGCGGCAACGCAGCCAAAGCGCAGGCCATCATCCTCGGCGAACTGGAGACGAAGTTCGGCGGTGCCGCAGCCGCCGCGCGCGACACGTTGGGCGGTGCGATTGCACACTTGGGCAACGTGTTCAAAGAGCAGTTCGAGTTCTCCAAAGAACAGACGTCGCTGCTGGCGGATGCGCTCAACCTTCTGGCTGAGAACATTCACACTGTAGTTGCCGCTGGTGAAGCGCTCGCAGCGGTGATGGCAGCGCGCTGGATTAGCGGTGCGCTTCAGGGACTGATTGCATACAACACCGAACTCCGTGCTACCGCAGCGGCGAACATCGCGCAGCTCGAGACAACGCGCGCCAGCGCCGCGAACGAGGTGTACTTGGCGGAAGTGCGCTTGGCCGCAGCACAGACTAAGCTCCGCGCGAACACGCTGCTCGGTGCGTCAGAAGCTGACTTGGCCATCCTGACCAATAACGTCACCGCTGCGGAGACGCGCTTGGCTGTGGCCACCGGCGAAGCAGCATTGGCGCAGAAGGCGCTGGCCACGGCGACCACGCTGACGGGGCAGGCAATGGCCGGACTGAACAAGGCGATGACGGCGCTTGGGGGGCCGATTGGTATCGCCATTCTTGCCGGTACTGCGCTCTCGATGCTGCTTGACCACATCACGAGCAAAGAACTAGAAGCGGCAGAAGCTGCGGACGAAGCATCAAAGAAGCAGGCCGAGGCTGCGCTAGAAGCGAAACACGCGCGCGAACAGCACACGAAAGCAGTCGTAGAGGCAAACTTGGAGATGTCCAAGTTCACCAAGATCGCTAGCGATAATCACGCAATGATGGCAGCGTTGACCGCTGGCGGGATGCGTGCCTACGAACAAAAGAAGCTCGAGATTGACGTGCTCGCCAAAGCGAGTGAAGAGTGGGACAAGCAAAAGGAAGCGTTGAAAGGCACCGCTGCGTACACGATGACTTATTCGCAAGCATTGCAAGCGCACATCCCGCTGGCGCAGAAACTGCACGCTGCGGCACGGGACAACGTGACGTCGGAGACGGCGTTGAAGGATGCGCTGGATGCAGCCAAGAAAGCTGACGAGGACGCCAAAAAGGTGAAGGAGGAAAGCGCACGGGTGCTCACCGAAACGGTGCCCAAGCTGCGCGCGTCGCGTGAGGCAATGGAATCGGAACAACAGGCCATCCTTGCCGGTGGTACGGCGCTTGATAACTGGCGCGTGAAGAAGGCCGTGGCGCTGGCGCTGGCCGAGAAGGGAACGCAACTCAGCTCTGCGGCGCGTGCGGCGCTCATTGCCGAGACGGAGGCCACCGAGCGCGCGGCGATTGCCCTTGACCACTTCAAGACGTCGTACAAAGCCGCACAGGACGTGCAGAAGACGGTGTCCGAGATGCAGCGGGAAATCAACGACATCCAGCGCGAGATCGAAGCAGTGAATCAAAGCAAGGCCGCGCATGACGAACTGCGCGTGGTGCTGGCCGGTGAAGCGGCCGGACGCGATGCGCTGGAGAAGGGCATTGACCTCACTACGCAGGCGGGGCTGCTCGAGTACGCGACGGTCGTCGCGCTGGCGCAAGCCCGCGCCCGTGCCACTAACGAACTACGGAATGCCGAACAAGCCGCTGAAGACGCCAGCAAGAGCGGGACCAAGCTCATCACGGATATGCGTCGGGAGCTGGCCTCGCAGCTTGAGAACTTCTTTGTCAACGTGGTCAACAAGGGCAAGAATGCGTTCACCGAACTGTGGAACAACATTCTGGCTGCGTTCGAGAAAATGGTGGCGCAGATGGTGGCGCAGGACCTCATCACGCGACTGAAGGGGTCGTTCGGGGCCATTCTGAGCGGGACCGCGCTGACTCCGGCGCTGGCCGGTGCGCAGAACAAGACGCCTCCGCCTACGCCCACTCCCACGCCCGCCCCTCTCACCACGGCAGACAAGCTGATGAGCGGTCTCGGCGTAGGGATGATTGGCTACGGCATCGGCTCGACCATTGGCTCAATGACCACGAACACCACGCTCGGTGCGTTGGGCGGAGCAGCGTCTGGCGCTGCGGCAGGCGCACTCGCCGGCAGCGTGATTCCGGGTCTAGGCACGCTCGTAGGCGGCATCATCGGTGGCGTGGCAGGATTCGTAGGCGGACTGCTGTCCTCTGGTGAAGCCGCGCGCAAGCACGCCGAGGCCATCAATCAAGCCGCGCAGCAGCTTCAGCAGAACATCACGGCGTTCACCAATACGAACGACTCACTGACGGCGAAGGCCGACGCCATCCGTAAGCAGTCGCAGGACATCCAGAAAGCCATTGACGACCTCTACAATCAGGGCTACTACGGCAAGGGGGCGACCGCTGCGGCCAACGCCAACGCGCAGACACAGTCGGTGCGCGATGCCGAAGCGCGCCGGTTGGCCGACTTGCGCAAAGCCGTGATGGACGGACTCGACAAGGACGTGCGCACCACGTTCGGTACGAAGTGGCAGAATGCGGTCTTTGACTTGGGGGACTGGCTCAATCAGCGCTTGAAGGCGTTGGGCGAACTGGTGGACGCAGGGCTGCTGTCCCCTGAAGCACGCGACGCGGCAGAGAAGCAAGTGTTCGCTGTATGGCAGAAGCGCGTGGACGACATCGGCGCGCAGCAGCAGTACGAAGAGCACTCGCAGATGGCGGGGCTACAAGCACGCATCAATCAGGGCGGACGAGGAGCCAGCGACACCGCTGCGCGGCAGGCGCAAGCCGTGGCGTTCGAGAAGGAACTGCTAGATGCGCGAATGGCCAACGCGTCGCCCGAACTGATTGCGATGATAAAGGCCGCGCAAGCGGCGGACCAGCAGGCGCTCGAGAAGTCTATCGCCGACCGCAAGCGGGTCGCGGCGCTCGACGTGCAGACGCAGTTGCTCACGCTGCAAGGCAAGACCGCCGAAGCCGAGAAGCTGAAGCTGCTCGAGGCACAGCGCCAGCGGTACGAGCAGGCCGTGCGAGACGGGCTGGACGAAGAGACAATGGCGGCGCTCAAGCTGCTCGATGCAGCAGAGCAGGCCAGTCTTGCTGCACAGCAGGCCGAGTCGGCGTTCCAGCGAATGAAGAACGACCTGTCCGTGCAGTATCAGGTGTTCGGCACCAGCGTTGGAGAGCAGGCGCAGAATATGGCCAAGATGTACGGGTTCGAAGGCAAGACGCGCGACGACCTACTGGCGATGTTCAACAAGGTGCAGATTGGTGGCCCCGAGTTGACGCAGGCGCAGCGCGATATGAACAATCACATCTTGGAGTACATCCAACTGCTCGACAAGGCCGCGCAAGCCACGGCCACGGCAGCAGCCGGTGCGAGCAGCGCCGCGAGCGCTGCGGAAGACGTGGTCAACGGTGCCAGTTACAGCGGCACCACGGGGGTCAGCGGGTCGGTGTCCATTGGGGCCAGTGGCTCAGAACTAGTGACCATCGGCAACGTGCAGACCACGCTCTTGCAGCAAATCAATGACGGTATCCGCCAGCTCGTGCAAGGTGGCGGGGCCGGTGGGATGAGCGACGTGATGGCAGCGGACTGGTCCACGGCCAGCGTACCGGACAGCGCCCGTGCGCTGGACACGGCGTTGGGCGTGCGCAAAGCGGTGGTCCGCATTGGACTGGGAACCCCACGGAGCTAGAGAATGAAGCATTGCAGCGTATGGTCTGAGCCGGAGTGCAACAGCGGGGTTCGCCTTGCTGAGCTGCCGAACGTGCTTCCGGGGTCGTCGTTCTCGGAGTCCATCACGGGCGACCGTGGGACGTGCACCATTCTGCTCTCCATCAATGACCGCGCGGTGCAGCTTGGGTACGTGGCCATCTACAACGTCATCCGCATCGTGGACGACGATGACACGGTGTACGAATACCGCATTCAGGGACTTGACGACGAGGCGGGCACCAAATCGGTGCGCGTCACGGGGTCAAGCCTCATCACGGACTTGGGGCGGGTGCTCATCTATCAGGTGGCTGGTGGCACAACGACGTTTGACTTTGCCGTCAGCGACCAGAGTATGGCGTCGTACATCACGAACTATGTACTGCCGGCGATGACCGCCAACGGGATGGGATACTTTTCGCTCGGTAGCGTGGACGCGGCGCTGCCAACGGTGTCTCTGACGTGGAGCAATCAAACGCCTCTGTCGCTTCTGAACAGCTTGCAGCAGCAGCTTTCGTGCGAAGTGTGGCTTACGCGCAACGGGGCCAGCGGGTACTACATCAACGCTGGACAGCGCACCGACGCTACACGTCCACGGTTTGAGGTAGGCGTCAACGTCGAAGCGCTGACGCGCAGCATCATCGCTGACGAGAAGTTCATTTCCCGTGCGTGGACCAAAGGTGTCAACGCCGGTACGGACACCGTGGCCAGCACGGTCGAGTCGGCGGTATGGCGGGTCAGCGCCATCAACGGGGCGACCATCACGCTGGAGAATCCCAGCGGGGGCAGCGCGCCCATCGTGGGTGACGACCAGTTCAATAATCGCGTGGCGTTCTTCGGACTCGACCCCGTGGCGATGCCTTTCCAAGATGGCGTAATCGCCACCGCTGCTGCGCCGCAGATCTGCACGTCGTCGCGAATGGTCCCGTGGTATCCTCCCATCTGGGACTCTGTGAACTCGTGTTACTGGACAATGGGGATGGTGGGCAGCGACACCGCCAGCAGCGACCAGAAACTACTCGTCTTCGCCAAGTATGTGCCTTCCACGCGGACGTGGACTTACTATCGCCCGTGGGCCAATACGTTCCAAGGCTCTTACTACGGGTACACGTATTCCGTTGCGTGTGGCACGATGAGCAATATGTCGCTCCTCAACAACCGGATGATTTTCCGCAACGGGCAGGATTCCCCACCGGCAGCGATTTATTATTGGCGCACCGACAACGCCACGTTCAACAGCATCAACGGCACCAACATCATCAATGTTGGTGGGACGAACTATAGCATCAGCAGCACCGGCAATCGCACCGGCGACGGGAAATATTGCCTCTGCATCGTGTACGACGGGGCCAGCGCGTACCGTTTGTGCGCGGTGTCGCTCGACGGGGGCACGCATCGGGACCTCGGCGACTACCTGACCATTTTCGGTGGCAGCGCCGCGAGCATTCTTTACTACGAACCCACGAACGGCTACTACTGGCTGTTCTGCTGCTCGAACGCGCAGTTGCCTCTCTGCTGGAATGGGTCGTGGGTGGCGCAGACGGTGTCTTGGGGCAGCAACTTCGGTCACAACGTGAGCAGTTATGGCGGACTGGTGCGGTCGGGAAACCGTCTGTATATGGTCAACGCGGCGGTCTATAACGGTCAATGGAGCGTGGTGCCTGACATCACGTCGCTGGCCGCGCAAACGTGTTTGAACAGTCAAGCCATCACCGGCACCCTCGACACGTCGTGGTCGTATGCCAATAACATTTACCCCAAGAACTTGCCCGATACGCAGGTGATGGACCAACCGTCAAACACCGCTGGCCGCGTCTATTTCCCCGCGCTTGGCACCAAGAATAGCAAGCAGACTGCCGTGTTGGTCGCGGTGGACTTTGCCAGCGGCAGCAACTCGGTGGCGTATGTAGGCGGGTCGAGCACCATTCGGCTGCATCCGCTGGTGCAGAACAACTTCTACGACCGATGCAGCTTTGACACCACGAACAATATTATCTGGAATGCCATTGGTCTCACAAATCTGCCAATGACGTACTCGCCAGCGGCGCTGTCCAGCGGCACGGGCGGTGCACTTGACGTGTTCATCAAGTCCACCATCAATGACACCGTGCTGGCCACACAGCAGATTGTGCTGGCCGCAAGCGACAGTCGCATTCGCGTAGGAATGTGGGTGTGGATACGTGCTGACAGTACGGGCACCGGCCTGCAAGCGGTGGAGAGCGGAGCCAGCATCAGCGCCTATGGCGTCATCGAGGGACGTCCGCAATACCGGCTCATTGGGCGCTCGACGGCGCTGTATCACGGTGGGTATGACAACACCGTGGCGACGCCGTGCAACAACGTGCCGATGAGCATCGCTGCCATCACCGTCTCGCACACGATGAAGGTGACCACCAACAGCAACAGCATCGTGGACGCAGACTACATCTGGTCCAAGGCCGACGCCACGGGAAACACCAGCTATGCGTGCAACGCCAACGGCGCGCAGAGCGCGCTGCTTGGGTCCATTGCGCTGAAGAATTTGCCCGTGGGTCTAGTGTTGCAAGTGGGTGACTCAGTCAACTTCACCAGTCCAACAACGTTCTATTGCTTTGTGCGCAAACGCGCCGTCGTCAATGGCAGCGGACAAGTCACCGTCGCGGTGACGTACACCTACAGCACCGGCACGATTGCCGACAACTCAAGCGTCACGGTCATCAAGCGCGACTTGTCCAACGTGCCCACGGGAGGGCGCGCGCTGGTGCTGATGCCGCAGACGGGAGGCAATGGCAGCTACATCTGGACTACTCCGTGCTTCCAGTTTGCAGTACCGCTTCCCGCCACGTCGAGTAAGTCGAGCTATTGGGTGACCGTGTGGTACAAGATGGTGCGCGCTAGTACGGGGGCAGGCGGCAGCGTGCGGTGTCGCGTGTTCCGGTGGGACACGGCCAGCGCGTGTGACGAAGTGGCCGGTACTGGCACGCCGCGCAACGGCTCGGCGGTGGGAGAACCCATTGGTGGCGTGATGAGTGTGCAGTATCAGATTACCAACGACCCGCAGCAAGGCGACCAATGGTTGTTGATTGACTTGTTCAACAATAGCGGCAGCGGACAGATTGACGGGCCGGTATTCATTGAAGCTATTGTAGTGCATCAGGGCGACACCGCACACACGAGCAGCTTCGTGACGTTCGGTGCGAACGAGCTGTACGCAACGACGGCGCGTGCGCTGGCCACGGGACGCGGACAGCCCACCATCAGCTACACCGTCAAGGGACCGAAGAACGGCATCGTGCTGGGAGCCACGGCGCTGCTGTATGACCGTGACCGTGGCATTGCCGACGTGACGCCGCGCATCGTGCAAGTGGTACGCCCCATTCTGAAGAACGGCGTGACGGGGACGCCGGAAATCTCACTCGACAATCGTGACCTGTCCCTCGTGGACGCGATTCTGGCGCTGGGAGGCTAACATCAATGGCACCAACCACCATTGCAATCAACGGCGTGCCGGTCGAGACGCTGGGACTCACGCCATCCAATCTGTCCGGTTGGCTCGATGGTCCGGCGTATGGCTATCAGACCAGCGAAGTGATTGGACGCTACGGGCAGGCCGTGACGGGTGTGAACGTGACGGCCAATCCGAAGGTGCTCAAATTCACGGGCTATCTGCAGCCCGCGTCGCTGGCCGCACGCCGCACCGCGCTCGATGCGTTGAGCAAAGCGCTCACGGGCCGTCTCGAGATTACCACTACGGACGACCCCACGCGCGCCCTCTACGCCTATCTGACGGCGATGCCCGTGCGCACCGTGGGACCGGCGCTGCTGAGTGGGCAACCGCAAGCGTTCGTGGACGTCACGCTCACGGCATTCGACCCGCTGTGGTACGACCTCACGCCGCAGGTGATGGCCATTGCTGCGGCGTCCACACCGGCAGCGTTCAGCACGGCAGGCACCGCGCCGTATCGTCGGGCGCAGATTGTGCTCAATGGCGCAATGAGCGGCACCGTGACCATCACGCTCAAGGACGGCACGGGCGCGACGAAGGGCACGTTGCGGCTGACGGGCACACTGACCAGCGCGGAGTTCTTGGTGCTCGACCTCGACCCCGACGTGGCCACCATCACCAAGTGGTCGGCAGGCGTGGCCACCGACGCAATCACGTGGCTCAACAGCGCGGATGGGTTTGGGGCGTTCATCATTGACCCGTTGGACGCGCCCACGATTGAAGCGTCGGGCACCTTTGCCTCGATGCTTGTGACCTACTATCGCTCTTACTGGAACTAGCCAATGCGCGCAACGACCCGAGCAGGACAGTTCTTGCTAGATTGGGTGGCCACCGACCGGTCGCTGACGGCACGCACGGGACAGACCTTCAAGCTCACGCCACGCAATGCGGCGACCACCGCAGGCGGATACGACTCCAACGGGGCGGTGCTTGGCAACGTCAATCACGAACCGCGATGGGGCTACCGCAACGGTCAGTTCGGACTGTGGTGCAACCGCGCATTGACGAACCTCGTGGTGCAGAGCGATGGCATCACCACGGGCAACGGATGGACGTTGGCCGGTACGGGAGCCAGCGCCGCTGCGTATGCGACGCACGCCAACATTCCGTTCACGCGCGTCACCAGCATCAGCGGCACTACGGAACTCTATCGCACGGTGACGCTCACCGGCAACGGCGTCAAGACCTACGCGATTGCCGTGCGCGCTGACGATGGCGTGTCGGGCACCGTACTCGTGGGTCTGTACGACGCGACGGCGCTGGCGTGGCGCGCGAAAGCGACCGTGACGGTGGCAGCGGATGGCACCATCGCGTTCTCCAACTACACCGGCACGCTACAAGGTGTCGAGAACCTCGGGGACGGGGTGTACCGTGTGCTGATTCAGACCACGTCGTGCACCGCAGCCAATACGCATCGCTGCTATGCAGCCAATGGCAGCGGCGGCACGGCCACGTCTATCCGTGTGTCGCGTGCACAAGTGGATGACAACCCTATCTGCGGCCCGATGGTGCCGACTGCTGGCACGACTGTGACATCCACGGCGGATTCGTACTCGTGTCTCGTGGCAGACAGCAATGCGCTGGCCATCCCGCCGTTCACGTCCATCACGCTGTACACGAAGGCCGTGCACTTTGCGACGCTGGTGGCCGCGACCAACTGGGAGCTAGTGTCGTGCGACGACAACACGAGCGCCACGTGGCACACGCGCATTGACGGGGCTGCGGGCTACCCGACGGCGCAGTATGGCTACGGGGGCAACTACGTGTCGCCGTCCAGCGCGCACGTCGCTGCATACGGTGACGTGATGGAAGTGTGCGGGCAGTTCTACAAGAAGGGCGTCAGTCCCTACGCTTACGCGCGCTGCTACTCGCGACAGAACGGCGGGGCCACGTCCGACAGCGGAGAAGCCGGTGGCTCGCCTGCCGTGTGGCAGATGACTGGCATCAAGAATATGTACCTCCTGTCGCACACGAGCCTCGGGCAAAGTGGCGCAGGGCTGCTCCAAGCTGTGCGCATCGCATTGGGCGCGCAGTCCATTGACTATATGAGCGCAGGCCTCTAAGGAGAACACCGGCAATGTCCATCACCAGTTTTGATGTTTATCGCGCGAACCTTCTCACCGCCGAGCATCACGGCGCGCTCGAACTGTGCGTTCTTGACGCCATCAACTCGTTCCGCGCGGATGGCAACACCGACGCCGCTGTTCTCAAGTGGCTGCTTGAAAACGTGAACACGCCCGAGCAAGTGCGCGCGTTCGTTGACGGTCACGGCGAGAACATTGCCGCGATGGGCAGCGTGAGCACGCTCGAAGGCGCGTTCGCGACCGGCACACAGAACACCGTCCTCAGTGCTGTGAAAGACTACGTGGTGCAATACGTGGTTGCGCTCAAAAAAGCGGGGTTGCTCGCGTGACGACCACAACGTGGACCCCGATCGATGGGTGGACGGCGACCGCACATTGCGCCACCGATGACCCACGGCTACCCGCGCTGCAAACCGAGATTCTCAATGCGCTTGCTAATGCTGGACCGTGGCGCGGGCTGCACGACATTAGCTGCAACTGGGACGGCGTTCATTTCTCTGTGGAGCGTGTCTAATGTCTGTCGTCCTGCGTCCGTGGGTGGCGGCGAACCCCACATTGAAGGCGTATGTGGCAATCATTCTTTATACCGTGTCGCTCACGCTGGGAGCCGCGTACTATGCGTGGATTACCATCGTGCGCAACGCATCGCGCCAACTGTGCAAACTCCTAATCATTGCGAGGGACTACTGATGTTTTCGCTGGTGCTCTGGCTGCAAAGCAATCCCTACCAGCACATAGGCGATTTGGATTCGTTCCAAGAGCACGTCTTATTGGTCGTGGTGGGCGCGCTGGTCACGTCGGTTGGCACGCTCGTGTTCTACATCATCCGTCAGAGCACAGACCGCGAGCAACGGGCGCGCGACCGCGCGGCGCTGACGGCACAGATGGTTGAATGGCGGCACACGAGCAGCGTGCAGAACAACGACTTGGCGCTGCGTCTGACCCGAATGGAGCAAATCCTGACCGGCATTGACGGGCAAAATGGCCTGAAGGGAGACGTAGAGCAGATGGAACGTACGATGCTGCGCGTGCGCCGTCTGTTGCTGAAAATCGCAGCGAAGTTGGAGCTGGACGACGGCTTCAATGATGCCGCCGACGTGTAGGTTCACCTTTGCAGGAGAGTGAGTATGCCGGACAATGTTCCCGTGACCGCAGCAGGCGCGCCGAAGTGGGTGGGCTGGCTTGGCGTAACCGCGACCGCTTACGGCGCGCTCGCCACAGCAGGCGTTCTGGACGCGCTTCCCGCGTCAATCCACGCTACGGTGATTGCCATCGGTGGCGTGCTGCTGGCGGTCTCGAAAGCTCTGCACGCGAGCGGTTGATGACCGCACCACTCGTCTATTCCGACGACGTGGTCGCATTCGCACGCCGCTTCCTGTTCGTACGGGAAGCGGGTGCGAATGCGGGGCAGCGTGTCGAGGCCATCCAACGCTGGTGCGGTGGGATGAAGGGTGACTCGTGGTGCTGCTATTTTGCCACGATGGTGCTTGACATCGTGTTTCAGGGTCAGTCGCCGGTGCCGCGCAATGGCGTCTGCCAGAACGTGTACGAGTTAGCCAAGCAGAAGGGATGGGTGACGAACACGCCGCACGTGGGCGACTTCTACTTGTACGTGAACGAGGCCGACCACGCGCATCACATCGGGTTCGTGACCGGTGTGAACCCGTTGACGGGCATCTCCGGTAACACCAGTTCTGACGGCACCAGCAACAATGGCGATGGCGTGCACGAGCACGCCATCAGCGCGCACGTATTCATCCACTACGACCGTGCGGATTCACTCGCCGGCATCGGTGGGGGTTGACATTGAACTGGACGTGGCGGAACAAGCTCGCGCTCACGCTGGCGCTGGTGGGCGTGATGATGACGTACTTCGCGGCACGGAAGGCGCAGCTCGCCGCCGAAGACGCCGCACGGCTGGCGCGCATTGCGGCGCTTCAAGCCCGTGCTGACTCCCTTGCGACCGAGCGTGCTGCGCTGGTGCAGCGGCTCGAGCAGTTGTCGTCCGACTACAAGGGGGACACCGTTCGTTTGCACGTGCTGACGATTCGCTGGCGACGCTACGCGGACAGCGTCCGTGCCGCGCAGTCAGTGGCAGCGGTGCCCGAGACAGTCACGGTACACGACTCGACGACTACTCCAGTAACGCCTCACGGCCCGGACCCTTCGACGCTACTAGGACTGGCCGATAGCACCATTCGAGCGTGTACCGTGACCCTCGGCACGTGTGAGCAGCGTGTGGTCGCTGAAAGCACCCGCGCCGATAACGCGGAACAACGTGTCACCATCTACAAGGCGATGGTGGACACGCTGTCACACCCGTTGCGGAAGCCGCTGTGGTATCGGGCGACGGTAAAGGTCGCAGAAGTGCTGGTGTGGATTCGTCTGGGGCGTGCCTTGCGCTAGATGTACCAACGCGCTTCCGGCGCGAACAGCCCCGTGCCTTCGAGTTGCGCTTCTTCGTCTGGGTGGCGAAGCACGCACTCCAGCGTCTCGAGCGCGTGCTTCCGCCGGTGATGCAGCGCCGTCCAGATGTTCGTGTGACGCTTGGCCATATAGCGCGCCAGCACACGCCACGCTGAGAACCCGTGGTGCCATTGCCCGACGCGCTTGTGCGGCCAGCGTTCGCGCCAGCGGTCGAGATACGGACCGATGAGCAGCGTGGGCAACTCTACCATCGGTTCTCCCGCTGGCACCACGCCCCACTCCGCACGGTACTGCTCCGCACGATAACGCAGCGCGCCAATGAGTTGCTGCGTTTCCCCAGACGCGAACGCCTGATGCCCCACGGGGCGATGCGAGTAGCGCTCCACCGCCACGCACATCGCTTGCTCGGGGATGAGGTGCGCTACGAGCGACCCAAAGTCGTACTGCCGCCTGTCGTACACCCGTGTCTCCGCTGACCAGACGTGTCCATTGATAGCAACGCTGGCGAAACCGCACCACACGTCTCCTGGGTCAATGCCCACGCACAGCAGCGGCGGCTCTAGAGCTTGACGGCGGTCTTGTCTTGCCACGAGACTTTGCTCCCCTTCATATCAGCGATGATAGGAATGCGGAATCGGGTGGTGTCCTGCAATAGCTCGAGCACCCGCCGGTCAGTGCGCGGGTCTCCCGTGCTTTCGTAGATGATTTCGTCGTGCACTTGCACCAGCAGCGCCAGTTCGCCGGTGCCCAACTGCAACTCACGATACACCGCGACCATCCCTTCCTTGGCCTTGCCTGCGGCGCTGCCCTGAATCTTGCTGTTGAATGCCGTGTACGAATACTCGGGGTCTATGTAGCGGTGATACCCATAAGCCGTGATGGAGAACCCGCGCTGCTCACAGATAGCTGCTTCTTCGTGCGAGCAGCGCGTCATCGCGGCCATATGCTTCTGGTAGCGCGCCTTCAGCAGCTTGGCCAGCGACCGATGCGGCGACTCGGCCAATCCCACGCGATGCCCAAGCTCGCGGCACGCACGCTCCGCATCGTCCACGGTCATCCGCGCCATTAGCTGCTCGGTCACACGGTCTTCCCCCGCGCCATATAGCTGCGCGAAGTTCATCGTCTTGCCATAGTCACGCTGCTGCTTGGTCGGGGTCTTGACGCCGAACATCCGACACGCCGTGGCTGCGTGCGTGTCAAAGTCGGGGTCGTCATTGAATCCCTTGATGAGCGTGGGGTCGTTGGCGTAGTGCGCGGCGTACCGCATTTCAATCTGGCTGTAGTCGGCAAAGCGCAACTCGAGACCCTTGCGCGGTCGGTATGCGCGCCGCACGCCACTCTCCCGCGTCTGCTGCTGGAGGTTGGGCTGGCGGCACGACATCCGGTTGGTGTCCACGTTCTGATTGAAGTCGCAATGGATGGTCTGGTCGTCCCACATTGCGTCCAGCAAGTTGGTCGCGTAGCCGCCAAGCTGCTTGGATATCTGGCGGTAGTTCAGCAGCTCGGCACCGATGGGGTGCGCCAGCTTGACGAGCGCGGCCTTGCCCGTGCTGGCCTCGTTGGTGCCGGTGCGCTTGTCGGTGCTGAGACCCAGACCGCCATTGCTGCGCGCATTGTAGAGCAGCGCGCGTAGCTGCGGGGTGCTGTTCCAGTTGACCTCGCGTCCGGCCATCTGCACCAGCCGCGCCAGCGACGCGCGCTGCTCCTGCTCGAGCTTGCGCTGCCATTCCTCCAAGAAGCGCCGTCTGGCCTTGATGCCGCGCGCCTCCATATCACGCAGCGCCAGCGTCAGCCAGCGTTCGGTCTCGTACAGCTTGGCCAGCGGCGGATAGTCGCCTTCGGGCTGCGGCCAGTACCGGATGCGCTCGATGAACTGCAGATGAAGCTGCAAGGTGTACCACGGGTCGAGCGCGCTGTAGCGGGTCACGTAGTGCTCGTGCTCGGTGCCCATCAGCAGCATCCAGTCGCCCTTGTGCTTGCCACCGGCCTGTCGGATGGCCTGCATCATCTCCTTCTCCGGCTCGGATGCCAGCGGGTCCACGAACACCCGCGCCAGTCCCTTCAGGTGGTGATTGGGCAGATTGGCCGTGCCCACGCCGCGATTGTCGAGCAGGAAGCTCTCGAGCATCGTGTCGTGCACCGGATAGGGCACGTGCAGCCCGAAGGTGCTGCGCAGCATATGGAGGTCAAACTTAGCGTGGTGAAACACTAGCTCACGCTGGTCACGAATCTGCCGGCTCAGCCAGCGCGTGAACGGAGCCAGCGCGCCTCCGCACACGAAGAGCGCCGTGGTGCCTGCCGCGACTTGAATGCTGCCCACTCGGTCCACGTGCCAGTCCAGCCCCGTGGTCTCGGTGTCCACGGCCAGCGGTCCGCTGCGTAGCTTGGCCAGCACATCGTCCAAGCCATCAGGTCCACGGGCGATGTAAATGTTGGTCGGTCGTCTCATACGTTCTTCGGCGTGTGATCAATCTTGAGGGAGATGCCTTTCCAACCGCGCATCCCGTGGCGCTTCACTTGGCGGAACTCTGGACGCTCGCTCATCAGCCGCCCGAACCACACGGGCGACAGCGGGGCGCTGCGCGGACCGCGCGTGTCGGCCCACCAGTCACAGAAGGCGCGATACAGCGTGGCCACGGGCGTCCAGCCCGTTGCTTCAATGGCTGCGCATTGCTCCATAAACTCCCCAAGCACGTCGTTCTCATTCTTGTACCCGAGGGTCGCCTTGCGGACTGCGTCCGGCTCGATGAGTCCCTGCTGCTGCCAGCGCAGGCATCCTTCAATGGCCCACGCCAGAATTCCGGGCGCTTCCCGCCGCAGCTTGCGCCCGAGGCGCTTGTCCCGCTTCTCCTTGGGCACCATCACGGTAAAGGGCAGCAGGCGCATCCGTCGCCAGAATGCCTCGGTCTGTTCTTTCACCACCGGCTTGTGATTGGCCGCGAGCCAGAGCTTGTGCTGCGGCTTGAACTCGAACTCGCGCTCGTACAAGTGCCGCGCCACGACCGTGTCGGTGCCCGTGAGGGACTGCACCGTCTTGGCGTCAAAGTCCCGATGGCCGTGCGCCTCGGACGCCGTGACGAAGCGCGCTCCGCGCATACGAGCGATGTCCGTGCGTGGCCCATCGCCATTGCGCGCCAAGAAGCTGCTGAAGTCCGACTGCTGCGCGTAGTCGCCAAGCACCGCACGCAACGTCTCCAGAAATGTGGACTTGCCGTTGGCCCCCTGCCCGTAGCAGAAGAAGAGGCATTGCTCACGGGTGTCGCCCGTCAAGCTGTAGCCGACCGCGCGCTGCAGAAACTCTACTAGCTCCTCGTCGCCCCCCATAATCTCCATCAGGAAGCGCTCCCACCGTGGGGCGCGTGCTGTGGGGTCGTACTCGACGGGGGCCAGCTTGGTGATGAGGTCGCTGCGGCTGTGCGGTTGCAGCTTGCCGGTCTTGAGATTGACGGTGCCATTCACTACGTTCAGCAGCCAGCGGTTCGCATCAAAAGCGCTCGGCACCGCTGAGATTTCCTTTTCGGACGACGCCAGTTCGAGCATCGCCCGTATGCGCTGCGCACCCTCCGACCGGAGGGCGTGTTTGAGCATCGTGTTGCGCTGCTCTTCATCCGGTATCTGTGCGGCCTCCGTGTACAAGGCGCGCACGGTGTCCTTGCCCATACGCTCTACTTCACCCGTGTCGTCGGGCACAAAACGCAGGCCATCCCACAGCAGCCACGGACGACGATGCGACAGGATGCTGCGCACACGGTCCCGATGCTGCGTGATGAACCGGCGCGCGTTGCCCAAGTCCGTCGCGTGCTCCATCACGGGGGCAGGGTCTTTGCGACCAATGCTGCTCGCAATGCGCTGTAGCTCGTGGTCCTTCAGCGGGGGGCGCACTCGCGCCACGTTTTCTTCGCGCAGCGCCGCAAGGATGGCGTCCTGACTGGCTCCGCGCCGTCGCATTGTTCCCGCCAGCGACGTGAGGATGGTGTCCCGTTCGCCCTCGTGTATCACCTCGGGCAATGGCGGGGCCACCTTCTTGATGTTGCGCGCGTTGCTCAGCAGGCTCAGCATCCGACGCGGGAATGGCCGCATCGCGTGCTGGTCGCCGTTGACCCATTGATAGCGTTCACGGGTGTCGGGGTGGATGCTCGGCGGAGCCACCACATAGCCGCCGTCACCCAAGATGTCGAGCGCCACCTCCTTGCTTAGAGGACGAATCATACGGGCGATGGTGGTGCCATCCCCCATAGGAGCGAAGTACAGATGCAGCCGACCGGCACGGCTGCTGGCCTCTGCGGTGTAGCCAAGAAGCTCCAGCTCACGAACAATCTTCTTGCCTGTTGGCCCATCCACGTCTACGACGATGGGGCCAGCGGTGCTGCTACACGCGATGCCGACGTTGGCCGTCGGGTAGCGACGCCACCACCGTTTGATGGTCACTCGGTCGGTGGTGGCGTCGTGCCACCCGTGCGTCCCGCGAATGGGCTGTTTCCCCGCCAGCGGGAAGACAGCCCACCCACGGGCCGCATAGCGCAGCGCCGCCAAGAGGCACGGATTTCGCGGCTTGCTGCTGGTCATTGATGCTTACTTCCGCCCCTTCTTGACCGGCTTCTTCGCCGTCTTCTTGAGCGCGGGCTTGGCCTTGCCCGTCTTCTTCACCGGCTTGGCCTTGCCCTTCTTGGCGGGAAGCTCCTCCTCCTCCTCCTCTTCTTCCTCCTCGTCCTCGTCCTCGTCGCCGTCGAGAAGCTCCAGCTCTTCCTCCTCGTCGTCGCTGTCCTCTTCCTCTTCCTCTTCCTCTTCTTCCTCCTCTTCCTCCTCCTCCTCGTCGACATCCTCCTCATCGTCGTCGGCGTCCTCCTCATCCTCTTCCTCCTCTTCCTTCTCGTCGCCCTCGTCGGCGTCGAGCTCTTCCTCGTCCTGCTCCTCCTCGTCCTCATCATCCTCGTCCTGCTCGCCGGTGTCCTCGGCGCCGAACGGGAGGTACTGCTGCACCTTGTTCTGCGGCTTGCCGTTGTACTTGCCCTCGCTGATGACGACGCGGCAGTCCTTCCCCGCCACGAGATTCAGCAGCTTCTGCAACGTCAGCTCGCCGACCTTCTTGATGCCGAGGGCGCGCAGCAGTTGGGCAATCTTCCAGCCCACGTGCGGGGCGATGTTGTCAAAGATGTTGACGCCCTTGTGCGGCCCCTTCGTGATGGTGACCATCAAGTTCAAGATGTTGCTCGACTTTCCGGGCTTGACCTTGGACTTGCTGCTGATGCGCACGTCGTACGTGCCACCCGGAGCGGTCTGGAAGTTCTTGCCCTTGTAGTCGGCGTCGGTCAGGCGAATCACGTCACGCATTGGTGCTTTCCTCAGATGAATGCCGCTTGGAAGTGGCCGTCGGCCCTGCGGCAATACGGGCGAACAGCGTGGACAGCGTCTTCGTGTTGTCGAACGAGAGGCGAATCTTGCGCAGCTCAGGGGGCAGCCACCACGCGCGGGTCTTAGCGTAGAACTCGTCGGTGCTCTCGAGGTGCAGATACCGCACGCCCTTCTTACCAATCCGCAGGTAGAGGATGTGGTCGCAGAAGTAGGGCAACTGATTCTTCAGCGCCCCGACCAAGCTCGGGCGCAACCGGCCCGTCTCGAAGTCCTGTGACTCACCGCAGATGAGAATCTTGTGCTTGGGCACCCGTTTGAACTTGCGCATATACCGGCGCAGCTTGTTGCCCATCACGCCATACTCGCGCTGCTCAAGCTGGTCCACCTCGCGGCGGTCGTCCTTCTCCGCTGCACGGTCGGCCAGCAAGTCCAGCACGATGCCCTGAATGTCGTCAAAGTGGTCAAACACGACCGTGTCAAACTTCTTGGTCCAGTCGTGCTCCCCCGTGCCGGTGCAGTTGGCATACACCGCATCGAGGTCGGCCATCGAGTGCACGTCGTCCCCGCGCACGTGCTCGAATCCCTTGCGCCCTGCGATGCTGAGCAGTCCCTGATTGCTGTCGAGGATGTAAGGGTGCGGCGCGGTGGCCGCGAGCGTGGACTTGCCTGCACCCGACGCGCCGTAGATGCAGAAGGTTTGCCAGCGGGTGTCGCTGGTGATTGGCTTGGCGCGCATTAGATGGCCTCCTTGGGGGCTGTGCAGTTGCACAAGATGCAGCCCCCTCCGAACTTCGTGGTGCTGTGCGCATCACGTTCGTGACCGCAGTCGCACAGCGTGACCGCTTTTTTCTTGAGCTGTTTGCGCGGGGGCGCAGGCGGCACCACGTCGTCCGCCTGTCGCTGCTGCCGCGCACGCTCGCGCAGGATTTTCCGCACGGGCACCTTCTTGGTGCGCTTGCTCATTGCGCCTCCCGCTTGCGGAACTCGTGCTCGAGAACGTGCTTCAGGTCAGCGGTGCTGCCTCGCAACTGGCACGCGACTTTGAAGTCGCAGTCCCACGTGCATTGCGGCATCCGGTTGGGATACACCGCACCATCGAGCATATCGAGTGCGATGCGCGCCAAGTCCAGTTCAAACTGCGCCAGCTCTTCGTCCGTGCGCTCGACCAGCTCACGGCTGAACAGCGGGGCGGTCACGCGCGGTCCGGGCATCTGCTTGCGCAGAATCTGATGGTACAGCACGTACCGGCGCTGCTTCGGGTGACGACGCCGCATTGCCCAGAGGTACAGCGTGTCTTGGAGGCGCACCATATCGGCGCCCTCGTCCATCTTGGCGCGGAACTTGCTTTCCAGCATTCCCACGGTGCGCTTCAGCGTAGTGCTGAAAAAGAAGTTGTCAATCTTGCCGCGCACCTTGATACTGCCATCGGGCACGACGTTCTCCTCGAACCACTCCTCTGGCTGGCACGTCTCGAGGCCGATGCTGGTGTCGCTGTACTCGTTGTCGTCCGACAGCACCCACCCCGCATAGCCGGTGACCATCGCCGTCAGCAGCTCGCGGTCTTCCGTCGTCAGCTCCTTGACGGTGGCCTGCTTGATGTGCTTGTCGGCCAGCGCGCGCATCGTCTTCACGGTGCGCCGCTTGACCGGCAGCTTGTACCACGCCTCGAGTGTCTCGTGGCCCACGCGCCCCATACTCATCGGCACGTTGGGGACCACGGTGGTCAGCCGTAGCTGGCTGGACCAATGGTGCTTCACACGGCAGCGCAAGAACTCCGCCACTTCGGTGGCGCTGACGATGAGCGGACGCTTGGGCGTCGGCCCCTCGTGTGCGAGAAACTTGCGGGTGTATCCCGCGTCTTGCGACGCGAGCGGGTCGGCGAGCGCCTTGCGATGCAGCGAGGTCGCTCGGTCCTTCGGCTGTTTCACGTGAATAGCTCCTTTAGGTCGTTGACCGTAAAGACCTGCGTGAACGTGCGGTGCTTGTGCACCAGTTTCTGCTCCAGCTTTTCTTCGTAGGTGTCCTTGGCGATGATGCGGTAGGCCGTCGTCCGCACCAGCGCGCCCGTGCCCTCCTCGGGGCGGTCCACGCGCCCCTCTGCTTGCTCTAGGTCTCGTGGTGTCCACGGCAAGTCGAGGAACATCACGTGGCCGTACTTGCCCAAGTTCAGCGCGGTGCCACCGGCCTGCGTCACCACAATCAGGGCGTCCAACTGTCCTGCCAGAAACTGCTTCTTCGCGGCCTGCCGACCTTCGCGATTCACGTGACCGTTGATGTGCGCCACGCGATAGCGCGCCTTCTTCAGCACCGCGCCCAACCGCACCGCCGCTTCACGGAACGACGTGAAGATGACCGGCGGTCCGTCCAAGTCCTGCATCAGCTCCAGCACGGTGTCGTACTTGGGGCTGCGCGCCCGTGCGTCCAGCAATCCGGGGTCCACCACGTATTGCCGCAAGCGGGTCAGTCGTGCCAAGTCGTTGAAAATGGGCAGCAGCTTGGTCCCGCCGTCGAGCGCCTCGAGTTCCGCGAACACGGCCTGCTTCATTCGCTCGTACTCGCGCCGTGCGTGTGGGGCCAGCGTCACCGTCCGCCGCACGCGCACGATGCTCGGCAGCGACGGATAAACGTCCTGCTTGCTGCGCTGGAGCGTGAACGGGGCTAGCTCCCATTGCAGCAGCTTGGGGCGCTTCACGCCACCCGCAGGGTCCACGTCGAATCCTCCGTAGGCGCGCGGGATGGCGCGCACGTGGAGGAAGAAGAATCGCCAGTATGACGTGTACACTTCGGGATACAGGAAGCGCAGGATGCCCCACAGCTCGCCAGGATGATTCGTGAAGGGGTGCGCCGTGAGCGCCATCCGGTGCGCAGCGCGCAGCCGGTACGCGACCTGACTGCGCTGCGTGTCGCGGTTGCCGATGTGGTGCGCCTCGTCCAGCACCACAGCGTCCCACGGCAGCGCCCGATACCCGTTGGCTGCGTGTGTGAGCGACTCCCAATGGCCGACGACCCACCCGCGCGGCGCGCTGGCTTGGCGCACTTGGTCTTCAATGCGCCCGTCCACCACGGTCACGCGCTGCTCTGCGCCGAGGAACCCGTGAATGGCATCCGCCCATTGGTCCTTCGCTGCGTTGGGCGTGATGATGAGAGTGCGCTTGGCGCGCACAATGCGCTCGGCCCAGAGGAGCGCCTGCAACGTCTTGCCCACGCCAGTTCCATCGGCCACGAGGTAGCTGTCGCGCTTCATTGCAGCGAAGAATGCCAGCGCGCGGCGCTGGTGCGGCCACGCTCTGCGCTCCGCCCCGTGCGGGGGCGGGATTGGTGTGGTGTCGTCTTTGTGGGCTTTGGCGCGCTTGCGTAAGTGTAGGGCGCGAGTCAGCAGGCGGGAGGCACGTTCGTCCAGCAGCAGCTTGCGCCGTGCACAGGCGCGCAACAACGCGTCGTTCAGCGGTGCGCGCATTGCCACCGCTGCATCGTCACCGATGAGGCTCGCCATCACCGGCAAGTCTCGCTCGCTCCAGCGCATCACGCCACGACGCACGGTAATCACGTGCTGCGCGCCTTCCGCCGCTTGCGTTGCTTGGCCGCGCGCTCTGCGGCGTACTGCTCCAGTCGGTGCTTCATCCGGCGCGCAGCGGTGTCTCCTTGCCAATGCGCAGCACGGCGGTCGCCTTGCAGACCGGCTTTCATCGGTTCAAAGACTCGACGGTTCACCTGCTCTACCTCGGGTGGGGGCGAAAGTGGGCGCGGCGGGGGCAATGGTAAGATAGCACCCCCCGCAAGCCGTGAGCAGCCATCGTAGTCGTCCCACGGCCAGCGGTGCCGCGCTGGTGCGCAGTCCGTGCTGACGACGCACGAGCTACGCACCAGCGCCACGGCGCGGGTGATGGTCAGACGCCGTGGTTGATGAGCCGCCGGACGAACCGGATGCTGTACTTCAGCTCGGCTACGTGCTTCGCCTTCTTCTGCTCGCGCAGCGCGGCGATGTCAGCGTTGAGGCTGTCGCGCAGCGCCACCAGCGTTTTCTTGGCCAGCACGTTGCCATCCATCAGCGAGCGCACTTCCTTGAGGCCGCGCTTGACGCCGGCCGACTTCATCCGGTCGTACAGCTTCTGCAGCGCGTTGTCCCGCGCGCTGAGCTTGTCGTCCGTTTCCGGCTTGGGCTGCTTGGGCGCAGGCGCAGCAGCGGTCTTCTTCGCTACGGGCTTCGCAGCGGTCTTGGCAGCGGCCTTCTTCGCTTCGGCCTTCGGTGCAGGCGAGGCAGCGGCGGGGGTCTTGGGCGAGTGCTGTGTGGACATCGTGGTCATCGTCTTGGTCTCCGACTGCGGGTGAGAAGCGGGTGCTACGCGCGCTGCGAAGTGCGGTGCGCGAGCAGGGTCGTAGCGTTGCATCCACGCTAGACGCCGTTTGTTGTCCCATTCGGGCAGAGTGCTCGTGGGACTGCACGACCGGTACAGCAAGTCTCCACGCGCGGCCTCGGTCTTGGTGCGCGTGTCCAACTGGCCGGTGCAGCGGCGTCCAATCACGTCGTGATAGAACACACGCTGCTCGTGGCCCACTACGTCATCCATCAACTGCACGATGGAACCCGCCCCAATCACCTGCGGGTCCCATCGTACGCCTGCGGCGTTGCGCTGGTGCGAGATGACCAGCGCATCGTGCAGCATCCGGCGCATCCCAACGGTGGCCATCGGTGCTAGTCCCCACCGTCAAACGTGCCGTCCTTCTTGGCCGCAGCGAGGGCGTCGAGCAACTGCGGCACCTCCATCACGGGAATGCGAATGCCCTTGCCGGTAGGGGCAAAGGTGTCCTCGTCGGCGTTGTAGTAGAAGCGCCGGATGTCGAGCGCCTCGCGCCCCTTGTACTCGTTGACGGACGCCACGCCCACGTCGCGCCCCATTGCGAAGCAGTACAGCACCTTCGTGTTCTCGTCCACCGTGAGGTTCACGGTCTTGCCCTTGAGCGACTTGCTCATAGCGGCGATTGTGCCCTGCTTGGCGGTGCTGGTCATTGCTCTGGTCCTCTTAGTGCGAAGGGTGACGCCGCACGGGGGAACATCTGCGGCGGAATGATGGGCTGCTTGCTGCTGCGCTTCGACTTGGGCTGTGTGTACTCGCGAAGCGGGTCACCTGCGCCACCGCAGTCAGCCGCAAGGTACAACTCCACGCAGCGCATCGGGGTGCCCTCCTGAATGGAGAACCGCTCCCGAATGCGCTGGCACTTCGACAGCTTGAGTGGGGCGCGCTGCCACCAGAAGCCACAGAGTATCCAGTAGCCGCGTCGCTTGCTCCATGCGTACACCACATAGACGATGTACGGTCGTTGACGGCGGGACATAGGTCAGCGTCCTCCCGTCAGCGTCAGGCGCTGCTGCTTGCGCTGCTGCTTGCGCGCCTTGCGTATTTTGCTGCGGTGCTTCAGCAGCTTCTCGCCCTTCTGCACCAGTCGCTGCTCCTTTCGCATCTTCTTGCCCGTGCTGCTAACCGCGAGAATACGGTAGCGCAGCACGCCGAGCGCGCCGTAGTCCCAGCCGTCCTTCTTGTAGTCGAAGATGACGTCGGCCTTCTCGATGGGGCGCGCTTGCACGTACTCGACGCCCTTCGGGTCAATCATCACCAGCACACGTTTTCCCTTGACCAGTTCGTAGCGGTGCCCCCACTTGCCATCCACACGTGCCTGATGCGACACGTGGCGCACCTTGCTGTCGTCCATCACGGGTGCCTCGCCTTTCACGAGCGGCTTGGCGCGCTTGCCGTTGAATGCCACCTGACATCCAGCACCGGACGCGCGCAGCTTGGCGAATGCTTCGCGTCCACCGGCCAACTCGCGGAACGCCATCTTCACCACACGACGCCGGACACTGTGCTCGCGCGCAATCTGCGCCAGCGGTGTTCCAGCTTTCCAGCGGTCGAAATCCGCGCCCCACGTGCGCGCGGTGCCCCCCTTGCGCCCCTTGCCCCCTGCGGCGGGGGTGCGTCGAGAGTGCTGGCGGGTGCGGGTGCTGCTGCGTTTGCGTGGCATACGTGGTCCTCCGTTAGGGACTAGTGGGATGGTTACAGCCACCGCGCAGCATACGCGGCAGCGTCAAGCAGTGACGTGAACTCGGCTGGCTTGCCTTCTTGCTCGCCAGCGTCGGGGTCGTACCGGCGGACTACCTTGCCTTTCTTCAGCACCTGACCGCCGTGTCTGGTGCTGTAGGTGGACGCATCCTCGTAGAGCCGGAGGCGCTTGGTGCGATACATCCGCACCACGAGAAACTCTTTCGCGCGCTTGGGCTTGCCGTGCGGGGTGAATCTGCTGCCAAACACATAATCCACCACGTCACCGAGGTCGCAAGTCACGTGCGCTGTGAACGCCATACATCCCTCCATTGGGAGTGTTAGTGGTGCACGGGGCATTCGTCGCGCCCCGTGGTGCTGCACGTGCATCCTACTTCAACTTCGACTGGCTCCCGCTCGCGTTGCTCGCGTGACTGCTGCACCATGCGGAACGCGTCCAACGTCCATATGCCATCTTTGGTCGTCATTCGCTTGTTGCGGTAGAAAATGGCGCGCTCGTACAGCCCCACGGTCTGCGCGCGCAGCCCGTCGAGCGCGCTCTCGGGCGTGGCGTAGCTCACCACGGTCTGCCACGGGCCGTAAGTCACGCACGTCCCGTAGCGAGTGCGCGCGGTGCCGGTGATTTCGCGCCGCTTGATGAGCCACCGCGCGCTGAACGAGCACTTAGCTGGCTTGCGCATAGCTGCCTCCCTGCGCGTCGGGCACCAGCAACGCCAGCACCCGTTGAATCTCGCGCACCGCGTTCGCCTCGTTGTAGGCGTGGCGCATAATGACCGCACCCTGCGGGATGACGTGCGCAGGGAGCGCGCGGATTTCAATGCAGCTACCGTGCCCCATCCCGCAATCCCACGGGGCGAGGCTGATGGCATTGATGCCGTGGATGCGGAAGACCGCCGGATGCGCCACGACGGGCACGAGGCTCGCCAAGTCCAGCGGCATCTGCGGCTGCTTCACGTGCATCATACTCATCCCGAACAAGTTCTGTCCGGGCAGGCGCACCGCATTGACCAGCGTGGCACCCACACGGTATCCCGCTTCCTCGAGCACGTCGCACAGCACGGCCAGCACGACGCCGTCCCACCGCAACTGCTCGGCGCTGAGGAATGCGTTGCCGCCCCACGGCGCGAGCAACTGCACGGGAGCCGGACCGCGCTGCTGCTCGCGGCGGCTCGTGCGCCAGATTTCCGTCTGGCCCGACTGCTCACGCTCCCAGCTCGGCTCGTCACCGTCATCCGACCACCGCTGCTTCCGGCGGTACGACTTCGGCTTGGGCAACGTGCCTCGCAGCTTCTCGGCCAACTTGTTGACCAGCGCCACGCCTTCCGGCCATCCGTCACGCAGAACGCGCTCGGTGTCAACCACGGTGCCACCCGCCCACTTCGGGTCCAGATGGTGCATATGGTACGCGAAGTGCTCGATGTTGCGGCCAGTCCGCTGAGCCTTGCGCGTGTCGAGCGAGGCAACCTCATCAAACTCGACCACGGCCACGTTCTGCTCGGTGTGCAGCTTGTACGTAGTCACGCGAGAATCCTCGCCTTTGAGCGTTCGTCAGGAGTCCAGCCAGCGGTCAGCGCGGTCCACGTCTCCTTGCTCGTGTACCCCGCCTTCAAGAGCTTCTGTCCGGCCAGCATCTCGCGGGTGCCGAGGATGCGGCGCAGGCGATTGAGCTGCGCGGCAGCGCGCACCGCGACGAACTCGTTGTACCACGGCTCAGCGGTCAGCGCGCGCTCCAACGTCTCGTCGTACGACACTTCGAGCACCGCACCAGCAAAGCGGCTGAGGAACGCCGCGTCTAGCTGATTGCGGCCAACGTACTGCCAGTCGGCCCCCGTGCCCCACGTGTTCGCAGCACACACGAGGACGAAGTCCTTGTGCCGCGTCGCTACCGGCTTCTTCACGCGCGCAGGCACAGCGAGCTGGCCGTTGGCGAGCGCGGAGTTGAGCACCAGCAGCACGTTCGGGTCAGCAGCGTCTACTTCGTCGAGCAGGAAGACGCCACCGTTCTCGAACAACTCGACGAACATCGCCGACAGATACTTGCCCGTGCTGGTCACACGGCCAAGCAACTGCCCTTCGGTGGTCCCGCCGCTGAGCGACAGGAAGCCGAACTTGCGCTTGAGCGACTGCGCCATCTGGTCGGCCAGCGTGGTCTTGCCGCTACCGGCAGGGCCGACCATCAGCAGATTCTGGAACCCTGCGGCGACGCGACGCAGCGATTCCTTGAGCATCCCGTGGCTGTGCTTGATGGTGGTGGACACTTGCGCCTCCACCAGCGTCACTTTCAGCTCGCCCGTCTGCGGTGGATACTTGGCCACTTCGTCCTGCACCATCTCGCGCAGCGTGGTCGAGTCGTACAACTCGTCCAGCGTCCGGCGCACGGACTCTTCCGCCGCACGGCACGCGGCCTGCGTCACCTTGTCCTGCACGTCGCGCTCGCTGGCACCCGCAACGGCACCCGCATTGCGAGCGTCGGCACGCGAGGCTTCGAGCATCAGGATGCGGCACCGCGTCTTGGTCAAGTTGTACGCGCGGCACAGATTTTCAAACTTGGCTCCCTTGCTGAACTCGCTGTTCAGCTTGCGGCCGATGTCGAGGTCTTGCATCGTCAGTCGTGGCATTGTACGTGCTCCAGTTGGAGTAGTGTTGTGAGTGACTGAGTGCTACGAGGCATAGCGGGTCGTGTACAGCTTGATGCCCGTCGGGGAAATGCGGAAGCGCCGCGCCGGACCGCTGTGACGCGACGTGGGGTCAATGATGCCCCAATCAAACAGGAAGACCACGGTGCGACGGCGCAGCGGGTGGATGTTCCCTGACTTGGGAAAGACCAGCCCGTAGCCGTAGTCCGCTTCGCCGATGTACTGGATTTCAGCGCCGACGTGGACCATTGCCTGCACAACGGATTCCTGGTGGTCACTCAAGCGCGGGATGTCGTGGATGTTGACGCGTGCCATACATTGCTCCGGAAAGGGAACTAGTGAGGTGGACGTGCATTGTCGTAATGTGCTGCCTCCAAGGTTCGTCAACGAGCAGGGCGCAGGGCGGTCATCGCGTGCTGTGCTCGCGGTGCGCTGGCTCCGTGCGTCCAGTAAGCAGTAAGCTCTGGGAGGTGGCCACGCGCGCCGCGGAGCTAGTCGTCCAGCAATCCGCGCGCCGTGCAAACGGGGGTCAGTCGTTGCCCCTGCTCGTCGTGTTGTCCCTTTCGTGTGCTGCTCCGTAAGTTCGTCGCTTCGGTTGCCGGTGCCACGTCCAGTAAGTTGGTCAGGGTGGCAAGCGGTGTCTCGACGGCCAGCGGCTACGGAGCAGCACACGCGGACGGGACTCCGGACCGTGGTGCGCGCTGGCATAGGGTTGTTCCCACCATCTGGGTCTCCCGTCCTGCTGCTCGTATGTGGCGGCGGTACTGCTGCGCGGCCAGCCGAACGACCTACACTTACACGGTGGAAGCTAGGGGGTGCTCCACCAGCGCGCCAGTGTAGGGGGGGCGCACCAGCCCTTACAGCCCTTATATGAATGTATGGGCGTTTTGGCTAAGTTCATATATTCCACTGACTTAGCCCCACAACATTAAGATTGTGTAACAGAGTGGAGTAGGGGCTTGTGGAGGGGCATTTCCACGTCGCCCCGTGCCAGGAAACGGCAGGGGCAACGTGGAACACCATATGCCGTTGTAGGCATATGGTCACTTGCTGGCCGTGGCGCGCGTGGCCGCATCGCGATACGCCAGCACGTTCTTTTCAAGCGCGAGCAACGTGCGACCATCCAGACGCGTCGGTCCGCATTTGCCTGCGAGCAGCACGTCGCGCGTTGTCTGATACGTTTTGCCAAGCAAGCGCGCGGTTTGCGTGATGGTAATCCAACCTGATGGTCGTGTCGTAGTCATTCGCCGGACGCCTCCCGTCCAGTTGCGGCCATCGCTGCCGCGCGCAGCGCGCGTGACGGATGGCCTCGTTCGGTTTGCCGGTACATCCCGACGCGGCGATGCCCGTAGATAAACTCGAGATAGAACGTGGCCGTCGCTTCCACCGACCAGAACCGCTTGAGCAGCGTGCGCCCCTCGGCCACCATCGCCCGTGCGTCGGGCAGGCGCATATCGCACGCCGCACGGATGGCCAGCGCAATCTGCTTCGGCGTGGCATCCTTGCTGACGGCCAGATGCGTGCGCCCCTCTTCGAAGAAGTGCGGCTTGCTCTTTGGCTCGGTCATATTCTCGCGTACCACTAGCGGCACGCATCCAGCGTTGTACGCTTCAAGCACGCTGCGGTTGACGTGATTGCCGAACTCCGCCGAGAACTGCGGGCTGTAGCTCAGGTCCACCATCACGCGACATTGCTCGTACTGCTCAGCAATCTCGCGCGGCGCGACCATCCCCGCATAGTTCATCCCGTGACGTGTGGCGCTGCGCCAGAGGCCAGCGTAGCGCTCAGGACATTTGGTCGGGCTGCGCATATAACGACCTTCAATGCCGTCGCCGGCAATCCAGTTGTCCACGTCGAGTCGTTCGCAATGGCGCAGCGTGCGCAGCACGGTGTCCATATGCTTCCACTTTTTCCACACGTGCGCGCTGCCAAAGCGCAGCGGTCGCTGATGCCACGGTAACTGCAACGACCACTTCCGCAGCTTGTGCGGCGACCCAATCAGCGCACGCTTGACGGAGAATCCTGCGAGCGAAGCGTAGCTGGCCGGATTGACTGCCGCGATGCCGATGACTTTGTCCGCGATGTGGAGCATGTGCGGATACCGGCGCGGGAAATGCGCGTCGTGGGACACGAGCAACTGCGGCGGCTTGATGTCGTACACGCGCAGCCAGTTCCCGTCGGGGTCACACGCTGGCACGGGTATCTGGTGAATGACAACGTCGTACTGCGCGGCAAACTTGCGCCACTCCTTGCGCGCGGCGGGGCTGCCGTAGTGATAGACCGGAATGCCATACCATCCATACGCAGCGTGCGCGAACGTGGCGTTGGCGAGACTGCTTTTGTACGCTCCCACTACGGTCGTCTGTGCCGCGCGGGTGCGCATCAGATGCGGACTGTTGTGCAGCAGCACCACGTCTACGTCGTGCCCGTGCGCCTGCAATCCCTGCGTGAGCAGTTCCGTGTAGTTGACGATGCCGCCGTAGTCCACGAGTTGAAAAACCGTTTGGAGAATGCGCATCTACTTGCCGAGCTGCTTGAGGAAAATGGGGACGGTGCGGATGACGTTGATGCCGCGCCGCAGCGCAGCGTCGTTGGACGTTTCGTAGTCGGTGTTCACGGTTTGACCTAGTTTGGGTGAATCGGTTTGGGTGCGGGGCAGGCCTCAATGACTTGCGGGGGATGCCGCACCATATCGGTGATGATGTAGATGTGCTCGGCAGCGAACGCCGAGAGCAGCACCAGCAGGAAGACAATGATAGCGACTAGCCACTTCTCGGTGCGCGTCATAGGTCGAGTTCCTGTGTCAGTTGAATGGTGATTTCCCGTTCAAGCCGGCGGATGACCACGCGCAAGTCGCGGCGCATCCGTGCCCGTCGCGCGTTGATGGCGCTGCGCTCGGGGTCGCTCGGCCCTACGCGTCCCAGCCATCCGGCCAGTTCGCGTAGGGCAGTCAAGCGCTGATGCACCAGCGCACGCAGCGCCGGTGACACGTGCGCGCGAGCCGTAGTGGTCACAGCGCCACCTCAAACAGCGCCAGCGCCGTAATGTGCCGCAGCACATTCACGTCCTCTGGCGTCATCGGGTCGCCGTCCTGCAACGCCGGAAAACGCGGCATCGCGCGAACAGCGTGCATCAAGTCTTGAAAATGGCGCTCTTCCAGCTTCTCGACGGTTTTGGTCATCGTCTCAATCTGCACGTCTGCAATGCGCTCGGCCATGTGCTCGTCTTCGATGTTCGCCCCGCACTTGGGGCATTGGAGGTGACTACACACGGGTCACCTCCGAGTCCACGAGCAGCAGATACCGGCGCAAGTCACGGATGTCGTCGAGCACGCCCTCGTCCCGCCCGTCCGCGTGCGCGGCGGCGAACACGTCCCACCCGTGGCGCTGCACTTGCGTCTGCAGTCGGTCCCACTTGCGCGCCAGCATCATAAAAGCGCCGACGCCTCCGCGCTGTTTCCACGAAGAGCCGTACTCCGCGTCCTTGACGATGAGTTGCGTCACGTCCTGCTCGCTGAGCTTGGCCAGCACGACTGCCAGCGTGCTCAACGGCGTCATGGCTGCGGCGTGCGTGTCGCGCGGCGGTGCCTCCTCAGGGCGCGGGTCGTGCGGGTCATCGTTGCCGATGCGGTGTTCGCGTTGCGACTGGTCTGCGCACGCGCCGCAGACGTAGTCCCCGCTCACGGTTTCGGTGAGCAGCGCCGGAGCCACCTCTCGTCCACAGCGGTCGCACGCCTGCACCGCAGGGGTCGTTCCGACGTCGTTCAGCGGTCCCAGCACGGACGGGGCCAGCTCGATGATGAGCTTGGCGATGAGGCGCTGGTCGTCCGTGCTGAAAGGGATGGGCTGGCCTCCGCGCGCCAGATACTCGCGCGTGCCTCGGGCTAGATGGTACAGATGATGGAATTCCTTGGTGCTGAGTGGCACGGCGGTATCTCCTATGGGTGAGCCGTGGTGGTGGTGGTGGTGGTGATGTTGCGGCGGTGCTTGCTGCTTCGCCGGTCAAGCCAGTTCAGACCCGCCACCAGCCAATCCACGTGACCGGCGCGGTCTTTTGTGTGGAACACAAGCAACTCGCGCGCTTTCTGGAGTTCGTTGGCGCGATAGTAGGCGTGCGCGTTGGCCATCGGCTGCGCCACTAGTCGGAAGAATGGCGTGGCGTACTGGCGCTCGCTGAAGTGCGCGCCGTGCCGCACGTCGCTCAACAGCATCTGGCACTCCGCACGCCACGTGGTCAGCGTGTCGTCCGTGGTGGGCGTGGGCAGCAGCGGCACCGAATGCACGATGGCGCGCGTGGTCTTGCTGCTCGGACTGTACGGCGTGGTCGTCGCCGGCGTCAACGGAAACACCGTGCGCCAGCACGTGCGCTGTCCGGGGAACGGGTCGGTGTACACGTGGAGGTCGTTGGTGACGTGCGTGTACGTGCCCATCCGCCAGCCGCACAGCGCCGCGACGTATTCCTGCAGCATCGAGAAGTGAACGACGTTCGCGCCGCACGCGCCAAAGAGCGCGTCGTTGCTGCGATTGAACACCGTCATGGTCAGCGTGCGCGCGTGCTGCGGGTCCTGCTTGAACACGACGGTCACGTTGCACGGCAGGTCCTTGCTGATTTGCGCGTGCAAGTCGCGCTCGGGCATCCAGATGCTCAGCACCGCGCGTCGGGTGTTCGGCGTGGTGCGCAGCAGCTCGGCCAGCGTGTGCAGTTGGTCGTACACGTGCCAGCGTGCGCCATACGCGCCGTGCAGCGTAGCGCCGTCGTCGCTGTAGGCGGCGATGCGCGGCGTGAAGTGCGCTGGGAGCTGCACGTCGTTGTCGCCCATCAGCATCCAGAGCGCTTCGAAGAGGTGGAAGAAGGGATTGGCATCGCGTTGCGCGTTGAATAGCACGCGCTCCCACGGGCGCTTGTACACGATGCTCACGGGCACGGGCACCACGCGAACCGGCCCGTTGCGGGACGCGTCGCGTGGCTCGACGCCCTCCCGCGCGATGAGGTCGAGCACGCGCGGGAAGATGTCGTTGATGTTGGTGCCTTCGATGACTCGCATTGTGCCCTACGCCTCCCGACGAGTGCGCTCGGCACGGGCCTGCGCCTTCGCGCCCATCTGCGTCAGGCGCTCCTGAATGGCGGGGTCGTCCTCGAGCAGCGCCATCATCGCCTTGCCCAACGTGCCGGTCGGGTCGAGCTTGCTGAGCAGCATCACGGGCCGCAGCGCCGTGAACTGCGGGTCACACGTCAGCAGATTGGCGCAGTCGCTGGCCGCGCGTGCGGCAATCAGCGCTTCCTGAATGTCGCCGGTGGTCTGTGCCATTGACTGCAGCACCAGCAGGGTGAGCAGCACGCGCTCCACCTTGTCCAACTGCACGAACTCCTTCTCGCCCTGCGTGCGCCAATGGGCCACGGTGTCCTCGGGCACGAACGGCGCGACGGGCGTCCCGTCGTCGTGACGGGGATGCAA